CCAATCTTCAAGAGATACTATTGGCTCGTGACTTCCAAGAACTTCAAACTGCTCTTTCTCTCCGTGGTTATTGATCTTCTTCTGTTCAAGAAAATCAGGAACGAATTGCTTGTACCACACAATGTATCCTGCATAGAATTTGTTCTTCAAGATTCTGCATATTACAGAAGCAGTCCACTTTGTGCTACCTTTGGCTGTTTTTCTGCCAAGTGATTCAAGCTCCCATTGAATTTTACGAACACCCATCCCTGAATTATACCGATCAAATATCAATTTGACAGTAGCAGATTGTTCTGGGTTTATTACCATGTTGTTACCTATTTTATCGTATCCAAGTATGCTTCCGTTCTGAAAGAACACACCTTTCTCCATACTTGCCCTTTGTCCTGCTTTAACTCTCAGTGATGTTTTTCTACTCTCATCTTGAGCGAGAGTTGCCATAATAGTTAGTCTCAACTCACCATCTGCATCAAATGTCCAGATGTTATCCTCAACGAAATAGACTTCTATTCCGATCTTTTTCAATTGTCTGGTGTACTGTAATGTGTCAACTGTGTTTCTTGCGAACCTCGAAACCTCACGAGTGATGATAAGATCAAACTCTTTACTCTCTGCATCTTTTATCATCTGCATGAATTGTGGTCTTTTTGTTGCAGATGTTCCAGTGATTCCCCTGTCAATATATTTATGAATGATATTCCAATTGGGGTGACTCTGTAGTATGATTTCGTACCAGTCTATTTGATTGTCAAGAGCATATAGTTGTGCCTCATGTTCTGTAGATACTCGTGCATATATAGCTATGTTTCTTGGTTGATTATTTTCTACTCTCATAACTAACCTCACATATAATTATAATCATTTGTAATTATGATTATAGCATGTGAACTTAGATATGTCAACTTTTGATTTATAATCACGAAGGACAGAAGTAAATAGGCTGTGTGATATTTTTCCAGATTCGCACATATGATTTAGTGCGCTTAAAAGTATTAACTCATCATTTGTAATATGATCTCTTTCGTCAGTTTCTTCCATATATAGTATCTCCCATTAAACGAAATTCGGCTACTTGTGAAATAGCCGAATTTTAATTTAATCATATATCTTGTTTGTTTTATCTAACATTAACACTGAGTGGCAACAGCACTTTATCCAGTGCTATTTGTTCCTCTTTATTAAGATCGTCCTCATACACCTTAATCACAACAGGCTCAAGTAAATTCAGTGAATGCATTCCAAGAAGACTCTTTGCATCAACGATATACTTTCCTTGTATTGCGTCCATGTTGGCATAGAACCTCATAATGACTTCCCAAAAATCTTTCAAGCTACTTAAGTTAAACCTTACAGTATAATAAATATATTTATCTATAATTGTTTTCATTTTATTTATTCTCCTTTATCATAATAATACGTTGTAAGTAATGCTCCTGATACAAAACCAAAAATAAAAGTCATAATAATAATTCCAATCATTTTTAATTACCTCTTTTTAAACATTGGTTTGTTGAAAGAAGCGGAGGATTCGTAGCTTCCTTTATAAAATACATAGGTTTCTTCGTCTTTAACAGATAGATACTCTTCCATTTGTTTTGCCGTTTTTGTATGAGATGTTTCATGTGTTAAATGGTATGTGATATATTCTTTGATTTCACTCCCAGAGAACGTTGTTCCAACAGGATAACTCAAGATGTTCTTCATGCATCCTCCATCTTCTCAACTTTCGCCTCAAAGAAATCACAGCGTTCGGTTGAATACTCATAAATATCATCTTCTGTTAAGTCATATTCAGCCTGACAATCTTTCGACTGAGGATAACATTTCTTTTCATCTTCATTACAATGTTTACACTCTATACATCTATATCTCTTCACCACAACACCTCATCACGTTTCGGGTAACTTTTTACCACAAACAGGACAGTATTTTATATTGCGAATGTAATCGAATCCGATTCCACCATCCCAGTCAGCAGAAATATATAACGTATCCCCTTGCTCCAAACCATGATAGCCACAACACCTGCATTTATTGTCTTCTTTGTCGTTCGTTAATTCATTTCGTTGATTTTCCATTTTATTGTCCCATCCTTGTTGAGTGTTTATTGTTATTGTATCTGCTTTATATGATGGAATAAGCATTCCTTCCTTTTGACATTCAGGGCATCCATAGCCCCATTCATTGAATCCAATACATATAATAGTCCATGGTCGATTATGCTTTGCACAATATCCATCCATTCTTTCATTACCCTTCTATTATTTCTTCCATCCTCACACCACACTCAGGACAAAAGTTATGCGGGATTGTGTCACCTTCTCTATCTGTCCTACACATACACATTCCACAGTGCTCACAAATAATATGATGTCCATCTATTATCCACTTATAAGTTGGCTCTTCCTCTTTTGGTACAAAGAAAGAATTATGTTTATTTATTCGTTCTATTTGAAGGTCTCCCTCCGACGCTTTCATGTGTTTTAATAATTCATCTTGTAGCATATTAAAAGTGTCTTCACCCGTTTTGATATACTCCAACACATCTGACGAGAGTTTTTTAATATCACATTTATCATCGTTATTATACGAACAATGCTTGCAATATTTTTTACCCTCTCCTGTTTGACACAATAAGGCGTTTTTTAATCTTAATCCGTTGATCATAGTTACTCCCTTTTCTTTTTCATCGGATACCCATGCATACGCAACCAGTTGTTGGACATACAAAATACTTTTTGCAACAATTTGATTCTTGATTGTTTTGTAAGGGTGAACACTCCATCACACGAATAGTGGCCATCGAACATTAGAGTTTGCTGTTTTCCTTCTGTAATCTCTTCTGTCTCTATATTGGTTACTTCAAACTCAGATGTTTCACACAGTTTATGCCATTCGCCATTATTATTGTAAAATAATAAATTCATAATAAAAATAAACAATCTCCTTCCATATACGTCTAATGAAGAAATATGATCTCCTTTCCAAAAAGTATATTTCTACTAATTTCGGTCACTAAAGCAATATCATCATAATTTGTATCGTCCGTTGTATAAACAAGCGTATCGGGATTTTCTTGCTGTAATTTCTCAATCAACTCCTTTACTGTCATAATACCTGCCTTTAAGTTATTTATTTTTGTTCTTTATCCAGTCAATAATAGCAAAACAAATAAGCATTATTGGCGGTAAAAGAATTATGTAAAGTATCATATATGCAACAAGATTGCCACTTGCTATGCCATGTGCTATTAGTTGCATCATGTTTTCATCTATACTCCTTTAAATTAACTCAAAATCGTCATCTGCGTCTAAAGTTTCTGGGCGCACACAAATATCCCTATTTTTCTCTGTTATAGTACACGTTTTTATGCACTCTTCTGTTGCTTCTAATCCTAAATACCAAAGGCAAGCCATTTTCATTCCCTCCTTATAGTTGAGTTTTGTTTCCACTCAGGCGGTAAAGGAAAGCATCCCCATCGCCTGAAGGCTTTTCGCATCATTTTCTGAACTCTGTGAATATTCTTTTTTCGGGTTCTCCATCTTGGATGCCCACGAAGATCGACAGCTTTGCTAAAACCTAAACACCATTTAAGCTTATTACTCATTTTATGTTTCTTGATCATTCATAAACACCGTTTAATAAACCCTTTCTAATATCTGAAGAATAGACTGAGACATTTCCTCTCTATCCACATAATCTTCACAGGTATCTGAGCATTGACAAATTCCTAATTCGTTGCATGTGCAACAATCAGTGTTGGTACTTATGTTATATTCGTAATAAAAACAGTCTTTTCTAACATTCATTGATCGAACTTCTTTACTTAAAGAAAAACCAGTCATCATAAAAAACGGCTAATATCAAATAAAGCACTAAAAATACAGTTAATACACATATAATTTTTCCCATTTATAAACATCCTTTAACAAAAGAATGAGCAAAAATGTTGCGCTAAAAAATTGAGCACTGGATGTCCTTTTGCGACAACATCAATTCTCTTACATGCGTCAATCGCTTTTGTGTACGTTCCATTCCATTCGCAGAAGTGTACAAATGACCAAAGTTTACACAGCTCTAAAAATGTTTCCTTCATTTCTCGTGTTAGCTCCCATATGCGTCTCTAATGTTAGTCATACTCCGTAAGAATCACAGAAACTCTGTCCTTAAGGACTTCAAATTCATTCGGAGAAAGTTTGTTCAATGCCTTGTCCATCAGTTCGCTGATAGCAGTTTCAAAATCATAGACAGTATTCATGATTACACTCCTTTTAGTGAGTTTCTTCCTATTGCCATGTATCCTATAACTGGAACATGCAATCATGTTGAGATACCGTTTAGCATCTTCACATCTTTTACGATACATGCAATTTCTACACAAACCTTTTAGTTTCTTCTCATCCATAGCGTCCTTTAGAAACGACTTGGGGTGTCCAGCACCTTGAAAAAATAATTGGTCAGGCCATCATATCGTTTAATGCGATATCCCATTTTCTCAAGTTTGTCTGCCTTTTCGTCTCGATATTTCTGGCTATAAAACACCCTTGTGTCACCAATATTATATGCCATACGATACTCCGATCTTTTAATTTGTAAATGACCACTTAATAATCACGCTCATTAATCGTACCTCAATAATCAAAACCGTGCCGTTCACTCCATGTTTGCTTATGAGCCTCGTTGACTATATCAATAAGGTCTTCATGGATATAACCATCAGCTTTCTGTATAGCCATATATAATTCTTCAATGGCATGTTCTGTTTTTCCGTTTGCGATGAGCCTTATGGCGTTATTGACCATATCACAACATGGATATCTGCCAAATCTTGCATTTTTCTTTTTCGTGAACATTACTCTGCCTCTTCCTCTTTTAACGTACTATTGACAGGCACACACCATACCGATTCTCAAAAAGCACTTTTTCTTCTGGTGACAGCAAGACAAAATACAGTTTCCCGCCCAGATAGTATGAATACTTCTCCATTGATATTGCCTCCCTTTAATTTAGCGTTGTATTTATTGTGTATTCGTACTGTTTGGCTGATTCGGATAGCTCACAACATGTTACCTCATCCATAAACCATTCACTTGTATCTGTGCCATCTTTTCCACAAATACAATTATCTAAATGATATTTGCAATTAAGACAGTTACTTTTAAATTGAAAAGTTTTCATAACAAACCCATTAACACTCCAACAAAACATGGAATTGTAATATAAAAGAACGAGCTATACAACCGCTCTGATAAAGGTACGGCAAGATTTTCTTTACATATCTCTTTACAGTCGTTACGCCACTCGACATACAAAAATGTATACCAAAGTGCATGAATTATAACGATTATTGCAAAAATAATGATCACACCTCAGCCCTCCTTTTAAGCATCCGTTAAAAAGCAGTTTCAACTTCGTGCCACTCAATTTCGATCATGTCTAAAGCATCGCTCATGACTGCATCATAGATCTCTTCATATGTGGCATTTTCATCCACAAAAACGGTTGTTTCTTTTCTGTTTTCGCCAAAATAAATTGTAGCGTCAATTCGCCTTCTCATTGCTTTGCTCGTTTTAATCAATTGGCACACCTAAAATGTCAAGGATAACTAATAGCACACAGCAGACGATGGTAAATATAAACCATAACCTCCATAATTTCCAATCATCCATCATGCCAAAACTCCCTTTTTAAGTTATGATTCATCTTTATCAATAAGCACAAAAAGCACAATAATGCCACCAAATCCAACAGCAATAAGTAATGGGACTATCCACATATCCAAACTCATTTAATAAAGTGCTTCACCAAGTTCCTCTGATTCTTTGCACCATTCATCGTATGACATCGGTTTAGCTCTATCTCCCCACTCATAGCGCACATCCTCGCAGTAGGACATGTAGCATTCCTGTTTCTGTTCATTAGAAAGTTCTTCCCATTTCATGATCGCCATAGTCTTATTACCCCTTTAAATTACAATTCGTCTATTTCTTTGCATAAGATATAGAGCATATATGTCCATGCAAAGGGTAAGCATAAAAAGCATATCGCTAACAGCATATTAAAAATTATCTCCTGTGCTTCAAATCGCCCTTTAATATAGAATGCGGAAGGTCTTTGCAAGTAGGCTACACACCTATTTATTACACGCCCATCAACGATACTGTGGCGAAACCGCAATTTTATTTAAATTACGTTATTTCGTTTTAATAACAGTTCAAGTTGCTCAAGTTCATCATGCAGATTTGAATAGATATACCAGTTGTCAGGCGAAACAGCAGGATGAACATTCATCTCAACAATACTTTTGATTTCATCAAGCTGTTCATGAATTTCTCGCTTATTGAGTGCTTCCACCATATATCTCCTTTAAGTGACAACCCAAGCCTTCTTCCAACAGGTTGTCGTGCATCCCACCGTCCGTTATTTACAGCCACGCACTACGGCTTTGGCAAGGGGATGCGTCCCAAGTGTCCTTTTTTTTTAAAGCGTCCTTTTAACTGATGTTTTTTAATTTATGCATTGTGCTTGATAAGATATTCAGGATCAACGCACTTAAAACTTCTACGTCCATCTCTTGATCTAATCACAAGACCCTCTCTAAGTGTTGGATATAATACGCTTTGTCCATGTGCGTACTCTCTTAACTCTTCAATGGTATCAGGAAGTACATAGCTATCATTTACAATAGGAACGAACTTCATTCCATTCTTTTCAATAATTTTCTTAGCTTCAAGACTTCCCATTCTTCCAGATGGATAAATGAGATTGTACACATAAAGATCATAACCATTAATATGATAAATGTTCTTATGAATACCAGTTCCTACGCATTCGCCCTGAATAGCGACAAAATCATTATTGCCAATTAACTTCATAAGAACATCTTTAATATGATACTTCTTCGCAACTGTCCAGTATGATGAATTGTTTTCATTCCAAAGTCTGAGATTACGAGAACAAACAATGAAATCATATTGTGTCTTTTGCCAAAAATGTTTCTTAGGAATCTTCTTTAGCGCAAACGAGCCGGATTGTCCCTCAATTTTTTCTGTACAGATCATTGGAGTTTTATTCTGAAGATAAAAAGGTGCAGATTCAATCCTCGTTTCATCACTTTTGTTAATAAAATCAGGGAATCCTTTTGCCTGTTTCTTTGGCAGTACAAGCTTTCTGAACCACTTCCACTTCATTAAGAACTCAGGATAATGCTTTGTGTTTTGTTTTGTATTCTGAGGCGTGTTTTTAATTACCTCTTTATCATCATCCATTGTCGGCTCATATTGCTTAATGCCAATAATGTCTGTAACATCATCACCAACATTATACTCTCTTGTTTCTGGGAGAATGGAAAGCGGAAAACAAATTCCCTGACTATAGTATCCTGCCATTTTCATAGTTTTGATTCTAAAGTTCTTATCTCTTAAAAATTCAAACTCTGGTTTCTCAGGAAGGACAGAATCAATCTCTACATATACTACTTTGTCTCCAATGTTAAATTCTGATTTCTGAACAATAACTGTCCACCCAAGCACTTCAGCAAGAACAATTCTATCTTTTCCTTCAATTGGATGAAGCGCTTTAATCTCTTCAATATGTGCTAAACTTCTACTCATAATTGTCTTCCTCTTTAATATATGCTTTTAATTTATCTATTATCATGGATTTTCTAAAAGCTATACTAATTTCATCTCTAAGTCTATTTTTATTTTCTTTGCTTTTATCTGGATCACTTGATAACCGAACAATGCCTCACTTAGATCACTAACTGTTTCGTCCCATACTTTCAAAAGTAATTTATTAAAATCTATTTTTATTTCTGACATATATTATTCCTCGCTTTCTCAAAAACTGTCAGCCATCATTTTTATACAGTCCAGTGTTCCATAATTTTTCTATGTGTTTTTCAACATCATCAAGTTCCCAACCTGCATATAGTTCTATTTTAATTGGGTTATCACAATCTGATGCTATAAAATATATGTTATATGAAAATTCATATCTATCTTTTAACACGCTTGAGTCAATTTTTATATCCCATTTGCTTATATTAATAAAATATTTTGCACCATTATTATCAGTAAATCTTTTTTGAAAATTCTTTATAACATATGGTGAATCATATTCAGATGTTGGATACTCTTTGTAACCTTTGCTTACGATGTATTCTTCTGTAGTTTTCATCTTTTCTTAATTACTTCCTGTGCTTCCAAAGCCACCATTACCACGATCTGTTTCAGAAAGATCATCTACCAGTTGTACATATGATAGCAAATAAGGGATAAGCACTAACTGTGCAATGCGGTCTCCAAAGTTAATCTGCTGTGGTTTATCTGAGTCATTATGTAGTGCGACTATAATCTCACCACGATAATCTGAATCAATAACACCTACACAGTTGCTCGGCCTTAATCCTTGTTTCGTAGCAAGACCACTTCTTGCAAAGATACCACCAAAACATTTCTCAGGGATCTCTAAAGCAATTCCTGTTCCAACCTTAACAGTTTCATTAGGTCGAATCGTAAAATACTTAAAGTCTGTATAATCTTTATTTTCAATAACATCCTTTATGTTATGTGCGTACAAGTCAAATCCGGCAGAATATACTGTACCTTTTGTCGGAACAATCGCATCGCTGTATAGCTTCTTAATATATAAAGCATCAACATTGTGTGAATCCTTAGTAAGTGTAAAATCATCATTAGTTGTGATCATCAGTGTGTTTTCTCCTCAATATACTTCTTAATTTTTTCTACTGAATATAGAACTCTTCCACCTACTTGTAATCTTGCTCCTGACTCTTCGCCAATCTTCTTAGCCGTTACAAGGCCACAGGATAGCATACCTGCAAGGTCGTTTGTTGTAACCAAAAGTTTTTCATCAACA